ATAATAATTATCGACATAGTAATAATGATTTTACTTGGGGTTATTTATTAGGATCAAATAGTTCTAGAGGAAGAACTAGAACATATTGTGAATAAATTATTTAAGATATCCATAAAAATCCTTATTTAATATCCACATAAATATATTTTTTTCTCTACAATTATAGCACATTGCCATATCTATACCCTCACCTTTATCTGTATTTTCCAAAAATAAACTTTTATTAAATAAAGAACTTTTTATTAAAAAACAAGACGTAATATAAGGCACATTAAAACATCCATTAATATTTCTATTAACTAAGGGTATATAACTCTCAGATCTTGCATAATAACCTTCATTTGATAAATCTCCCCAAAAATTACTTTTTAAAGAATTTTCTTCACGAAATAATGGTGCAATTATTGATTTATTTTCTAAAACTAAATCTAACAAAAAATATTTATTCTTTATTATAACTTCATCATTAATATATAAAATATAGTCATAAATATATTTTGAAATTTTATCAGCTTTTTCTGCGGCTTCCTGCAAAGATATATTTTCAATATCTAATTTTTCTTTAGGATAAAAGATATTTTCGAATATACTTAAATTTTTATTTTTGCCCTCATAAATAATTTTAATAACTGGTAGATCTATACACCATTCAGATTTTTCTCTATACATATCAATTAATTGTTGTTCAATTTGATTAAATTCTCTTATACATAAATTAGATATATTATTTAATAAACGTTTAATAGATGGTGGACCATTAGCATGTATAAATGCTGGCTGAGACAAATTATCCATAACTATACAAGATTTATAACTATCTATACTATAATTAGAAGCACCATTTAAACAAACAAATAAATAATTAGGATAGTCTAAACAAATATCTAAAATTTTATCATCTAAAAAACTTTTTAATTTAACTTCTTCTAAAAAGATATTAGTATAATATAATTGATCATCTTCATTATCTTCAATACTATCTGACATAATATTTAACAAATCATCCTTATATCCCACAAAATTTCCAGAATTTAGATACTTATTAATACCATTTTCAATGTCTGGAAATAAATTTTGTAAAAGTGGATCTGGCCAACAAAAACATTCTGTTCCAAAAACTATTTTATTTTTATAATGCTTATTATATTTTTCATAAAAATATTCTAAATTATTATTAGCAATAACATCATAACTATCTGTAAAAATTATTAATTTATTTTCATCAAGTGTTTTTAAATAATCTTTTAACAAATTAACTTTTTGACCTCCTCCAATTCCATTTTTCATATCACCACCTTCCCATTTTTTTTCTAAACCTAATATGGTTACCTTATATCCATATTTTTCACAAGATTGTACATATCTTTTAACTGCATCATTATAATCTGTAGCTACAGTCACTAATTCTAAATTTTTTAAATCACCATTCATTATTGATTAAAAATAATCTTTCTTTAAATTTTTTATTTTTAATCAATTAAATTTTCAGCATTATGTAATTTATTGGAAACAGCGGAAAAAGAAAATTCTTCATTAGATTCAATTACAGGTGGCGCCATTAATTCTACCATATTCTCTTCTAAAGTTACTTGAGGTTCTTCCATATTATGTTCAACGATCTCTTGATTAATTTGCTTCTGATTAAGACTTATTAAATTATTCATTTTACTAACCTCACTTGGCATCATATAATCTATTGCACTTTTGGATCTTTGTAATAAAATTAAAAGAGCAATTATAGCTAAAACACTAATTATAGGATTAACATAAAAGAACAAAGAAATTACTAAAAGGAACATAATAGCTTGAAAAATGCCATTATTTACTAAAGGTAATAAACCCATTGGAGTTTGTATATCTAAAACAATATAAATTAATAATAAAACACTCAATAAAGATTCATGAGTTTTTACTGATTTGATGTAATCTTTATAAATATTCATATATTGTATATTTATATAATTTTATTGGTTAAAATTGAAATTAAAAGTTAAAAATAAAATTAGATATAAAATATATGAATAATTATTTGGGACAAAAAGGATATTCAATTTATAAAAAAAATTTATCAATTGAAGAGCAAAATAACATTCGGAGAGAATTATTAGTTCAAGCTAAAGTTCCTAACTCACCAGTTAAATCTGAACCTTTTCCAATTTATTTAGAATCCCCTGAAAAAATATATGTTCCTAGATATTATGGTTACAACAAATATGGAGAATGTAACTTTAAAATTACTGATGGACAAGAAATTGATTTATTATTTAATGGTACAATGAGAGATTATCAAGAAATTATTATTAAAAAATATATAGATCATATAACTAAAAATAACTTTATAGGAGGTGGTCTTATAGATTTACCATGTGGCCGAGGAAAAACTATCATTGCTATTAAAATAATAACTTTGCTTAAAAAAAAAACTTTAATTATTGTTCACAAAGGTTTTCTGCTAGATCAATGGGTAGAAAGAATTAAAGAATTTTGTCCTGATGCTAAAATTGGATTTATACAAGGTCAAATTATAGATATTGAAAATAAAGATATAGTTATTGGTATGTTACAATCTTTATCTATGAAAGATTTTCCACAAGATCTTTTTAAAGATTTTGGTCTTTTAATTATTGATGAATGCCATCATATTAGTAGCGAAACTTTTAGCAGAGCTATGCAAAAAATAGTAACTAAATATTCATTAGGTCTAAGTGCTACAATGAACAGAAAAGATGGATTAACTAATGTTTTTAAAATGTTTCTTGGTGACATTGCATATAAAGAAAAAAGAGATTCTGATAGTACTGTGCTAGTAAAAGGTATATATTATAAAAATAATGATCAAGAATTTAATGAAGTTGATTATGATTTTAGAGGAAATCCTAAATATTCTACAATGATCTCAAAATTAAGTGATTATAATGATAGATCAGAATTTATTTTAAAAATTATTAATAATGAATTATTACTAAATCCTAATCAACAAATCCTATTTTTAGCTCACAGAAAATCTTTATTAACTTATATGTTTAAAGCAATTGAATATAGAAATATTGCATCTGTTGGATATTATATCGGAGGAATGAAAGAAAAAGATTTGAAAGAAAGTGAAAATAAAACAATAATATTAGCTACTTTTCAAATGGCTGAAGAAGGATTAGATATTAAAACTTTATCAACGTTATTTCTTGCTAGTCCAAAAACTGATATTGTTCAAGCAGTAGGAAGAATTTTAAGAATTAAACATGAACAACCTTTAATTATAGATCTTATAGATAGTCATGATATTTTTCAAAATCAATTTAATAAACGACGTGCATATTATATTAAAAATAAATATAAAATACAAACTACTGATAATTTAAATTATTTTAATAATAATTTTAACATAGATTTTAATCCTCTTGAACAATCTGAAAAAAGTTGTAAAAAAGAACATAAATGTTTAATTAATCTTAATTAAATTTTATTTTGGGAGGACATTTAGCATATGATTCATGTGGAATTGGATTTGCTAAAGCACCAAAATCTGTTGAATCTTTTTGATTAATAGTAAATCCTTGAGAATAGGGAACATTATTTAAAACTTTACTTGTTGGAATATTCTGTTCTCCCTTTATTGGAGCACTACCTAATTGAGGCAATGAACCTCCCTTTTGATGTTTTTTACTTTTTTTATGATGTTTAGTTTTTCTCTTTTTATAATGTTTACTTTTTCTCTTTTTATAATGTTTACTTTTTCTCTTTTTATGATGTTTAGATTTTCTTCTAGATTTTTTTTTCTTAGTGCCTCCTTTTCTCTTTTTACTCTTTCTATATCTATATCCTCCTCCCTGAACAAACATATTATTTTCTGAAAAAGGTAAATTAATTGCTGCATCTAACGCACTTAAATTATTTACACTACTTGCCGGTACTGTAACCCAAGGAGGTTTACTACCACCACATCCAAATCTAAGATAAGCATTTGCTGGATTACTAGGTACTCGACCATTTGCAGCAGGAACATTTACAAATTTTGCTGACGGTAAAATAGGAGAATTTTCACCAACTGGAGCAGCATCTCTTAATGAACTCATATATTATATATGATTATTTTTTTAAAATATTATACAGTTCTTTTCTAGATATTATTGAATCTTTATTAATTTCAAGTGGTATCCATTTTTTAAAACGGTTAGAATATTTACATTTTATAGTATATTCTTTTTCTAAATTAACATATTTACTTATATCTGTATTTTCAAATTCTTCTTCAGAATCACTTTCTTCTAATAAATCTAAATTTTTATTTTCTTTAATTTTTCTAAATAAATTATTCATGAAAACACTTGTCTTGTAAGAGTTTATTAATAATATATCATAATAATTACTTTCATTCTTCAAGTATATATAATAAATATCATTTTGAATATCAGGTTTAACTTTGAAATTAGCAAATATTTCTTTATTTGTATAATAATATGATATGCCGTAGGGCATTGACCAATTTTTATTTATATACTTAATAGATTTTAGTTTATATATTAAATTAAATTTATCCATATCTATATTTTTTAAATTTTGACAAATTTTTGGTAATCCAATAATTGTCGAATTTTGATTAAAATTTATTTGTTTAATTTGTGTGTTAAAAATATATTCTAATTTTTTTAATTTTAAATTATAGCTACACTTACTATTGTGAATATTATCAAAATAAATAATATCTTCTATTGAAAAAAAATTATTTTTATAATTATCAATATTAAAAAAAGTTCCTAAAAATATACTATTATTTAATGCTAATCTATCATTAAAACAACATTGAATTATTTTCAAATCTAAAATTTTATTATTATTATCTAAAAATAATACTATAGGTAAAAAATCCTTATTATAATGTGTAAACCATAATAGTGCTCTCTTTCCTTCTGGTATTAAAATGTAATAATCTATAACATCATAAACTTTTTTATAGATTATTTTTTCCATAGATAATTCTATATTTGGTAATTTTTCTAAAATTTTACTTTTATCAAAATCACTCAACATTTATATAGTATATTTTATTATTATGTTTAAATATTTTTAAAAACATTATCAAGAATCTAAACTATTTAAAAAATTTTTTAACTCCAATTTCATATCAATATTTAGATCTTTATTTTTAATTAAATTAACATCATCATTATAATTACTCTCTTGAAATTTAACTTTTTTAATTGGCAAATTTTCTAAATTTGTTGTTGAGTTATTATCTATATTTTCATTATTAATAATTTTATATATATCCTCATAATCTTTACTTGGTTTTTCAACAAAATCCTTTATTTTTGGTGCTGTTAAATTATTTTTAAAAAATATAAATAAATTATGAAGAATAATTATAATTATTAAAGATATTATTATTGAAAATATTATTTTTAATTCCATATATATTTAATTTACATTAGTTAATAGTAATAAGAACGTATCAATTATTTCAATATTAAATTTATTTAAATCTTTTGGATCTATTAATTTATTATCTATTTTAAAATAAAAATCATTTAAAATAAAAGTATTCTCTTCTTTAATATATTCTACACATAATTTTATATCATCTAATTTATTTATTACATATTCTTCAATTAAAAACTCTAAAATATAATGATTAAATGGAATTTGATTAACTATTCTATCTTCTTTAAAATAACTATAATCTATAATTATATCATATTTATTAATTTTTATTTCTATAATTTCATTATCTATCTGTTTTAAATTATAAATTTTGTCTTTTTTAATAATTAATAAATTTTTATCTGAAATTATCATATATTTTTTTTTCGAGAGATTTTTATAATTATTTATATTTTTTAAATTTAAATTTTTAATATTTATATTAGAAACATATAATCTCATAAATAATATTAGAAAAAACTATTTAAACTTATTATCAAAAAGAAATTATCGAGTTATGACAAAAATATTAATTTTAGAAAAAGAAAATATTAAAGAAGAAATTGTTGATAATATGGATAATATCTTTAAAAAATGTAAATTTAAAAAAATAGATGATTTTGGAGAGATTGAAAAATGGAAATATAATGAATTAACTATTAAATTATTAGGAAAAAATAAGGGCAAAACAACTAATAAAATTATTCATAACATTAAAAATCAGGAAAATATAGTATATGGTTTATCTGCACTAATTGCAATGAAAGATAATATTTTTATTGATTTAAACAAAGAATTATGGAATAAATTTTTAGAATCTAAAGAAAATAAAGACTTGAATGTAGAAAATTCTGAAAATATTATTTTAAATGATGATGATGATGATGTTGAAGAAGAAGATGATGAAGAGGAAGAAGATGATAAAGAAAGTGATGAAGGTGATAAAGAAAATCAAGATAAAGAAGATATAGAAAATAAAGATGATGATCAAGAAGATTTAGATGAACTCGATGAAGAAGATGATCAATCTTTTGATAGTGAAGAAGAAATTACAGTAAATAAAGATAAAAATCAGGAAAAACTAAATATTGATATAGCTGATGATGAAAATAATTTTTCGGGTTCAGAATTAGCAGAAGAAAAATATGTTTATTCGAGCGAAGAAGATTAATTTATATTATTTAAATAATTGAAATAATATAAATAAAAAAAATGAATAATAATTAACATGCGAACAATAAATTCTCCAGAAAATTTTAGAATTAATATGGCAAAAAAACTATGTGAAAAATTAGAAAATATAAATAATTCTAAATCTACAATAAAAGAATCTATATATATTAATCTTGAAAAGGGAATTTATAATATAACATTAGAAGATGCTAATAAAAAGAAAATAGTTAAAAAATGGGATAATCCTACATTTGTTAACTTATATTTAACAAAATATAAATCTATATATTTTAATTTAACAACTCAATTAATTGAAAAGATTTTTAATAAAGAAATTCAACCACATGAAATTGCTTTTATGACACATCAAGAACTTCAACCTGAAAAATGGACTGATTTAATAGAATCAAAAAAAATAAAAGATGAAAATAGATATTCTCCAAATATTGAAGCCACTACTGATGCTTACACTTGTAGAAATTGTAAATCAAATAAATGTTGGCATTATCAACTACAAACTAGAAGCGCTGATGAACCTATGACAACATATGTAACTTGTTTAAATTGTAGTCATAAATGGAAAACAGTTTAAAACTTATAAAATGTCTTTAACTTTTATCATAGAATTTGTTCCATTGTTAAATCTGTACTTTTATTTTTTTTCTAATAATTATACATATAATGCGTAGGGATAATAGAAAAGTTATATTTACAATATTTGCTGGTAGAAAATATTATTTAGAAGTGCTTTTCAAGTATTTGGATTATTTAATAGATAATGATAAAATACAGGAAGTACATTTATGGAATTATACAAAAAATGAGACAGATAATATATATCTAAATAGTTTAGTTAAAAATAAATATTTTATTTTTAAACCTAAAAATAAGAATGGACGACAATGGGATGACTACTATAAATACTATTGCAAACATGCTAATTATAATGATAATGATATTATAATTAAATGTGATGATGATGTTGTATTTATTGATATAGATTATTTTGATGCGTTTATTGATCAAGTTGGTAATAAAAATTTATATTTTCCAAATATTGTCAATAATGATGTTTGTGCTTTTATTCAAAGTAAAAACAATATTCATCAATTACTAACAAATGTCAGATTTAACAAAAGAGGTAATGTAAATGCATTATCTGACTGGTACAAGATGTATGATAAAGCTAAATTAATTCATTTAGATTTTTTATCTAATCCAAAAAAGTATGTAATATCTTGTCCAAACATTAATATATCTTCTCGAATTTCCATAAATTTTTTTGCTGGCCAATTAAGGTATATAAAAAAATTATATAACTGTTTTTGTAAAGCGGGAAAAAATGATGATGAAGGTTTTATGGCACGTATCTGTAGAATAAAGTCTATTAATCATATTATAGTACCATTTTTTGTAGTATCACATTTTTCATTTGCTCCTCAAAATAGTTTACTTTTAGCAAATCAATTATTGATAGACTATTATATATTAGCAGACAGACTATTAAAAAAAATAGATAATTTAATTAAAATACCAATTTATGGTACTTGGAGCGAAAAGCATAAAGAATTTTGGATAAAGAAAAAACTAGATGGGAATGGTAGAGAAGATAAGAATTTTACTATGTTTCATACTTATAATAATGAAATAATAGAAATACCTGGTTTAGATTTTCCCGGACAAGATATAACTTCAATGAAATGCTCTAATATAGATGAAGCTCGTGAGAAATTTAGATTACATTTAAATTCAGAAGACTTCAGAATATATTTAAATAGTCAGGACTTAGATTAAAACTTATAAAATTTCTAAATCTTGTAGCGTCCAATATTCTGAATATCCATTTGCTAAGGGACGTCTAATTATAAATGGAATTTTTTTTTCTTTTAATTCCATTTCTGCGATTAAATAAGAATCTATAATATTTTCTTTAACTTTTATCATAGGCTTTGCTCCATTATTTAATTGCTTTGTTCTTTGTCCTAAGACTCTTGTTTTTTCATATTTGGTTAAAATTGGATTTGTTTTGTGAAATTCATCTATAATATTACCATTCTGATCTTTTACTACTTTACTTAATGTTAATACTTCAGCATAATTTTGTACTAAATCTTCTTCATGATTATTTAAAATATAATCTTCAGTTAAATCTGTATCAAATTTTTGTAAATAATTTTCATCTTCACTATCACTTGAATCTTCCTGATTATCTTCTAATTGTTCTCCTTCTTCAAAATCTGATTTTTTACTATATTCTTTATCATCACTATCACTTTCATTTTCACTTTCACTTTCACTGCCACTATGTTCTTCTTCTTCTTCTTCTTCTTCTGAACCATCATCCCAATCTGGTACCCCTTCAAATGCATCTACTAATTCTTTAGGCACTTCTTTTTCATCACCACTAAAATCACCATCAGCTTCAGCGGCATCAATAGCATCATTTATCGAATATTGTTCAAAACTAGCCATCTATTAATATATAATATTTATACTTTAAATATTTCAATTTTATATTAAATTTGTTCATCAATTTTCCATACCGTATTACATTCTCCACATAAATATATATATTTCATATTAGTATCATCATATCTTATATAAATTACTTCTGAATCATCAGATTCTTTTTTAGCTGATGAGCAATTTGGACATTTAATAGTTTTTGTTCTAGGTAATGTAGGATCTAATTTTGTAAAATCATTTATAATATGGGTATAAGTGGTAGCTTGATATTGAATTTGTGTATTACTTACACATACATTTTCCTGTGTAATTAAAGAATCTTCATGACCACAATTTCTACAATAGTAAATTAATTTGTTAGAATCTTCATCCGCAATTCTAATATAATACATATTATCGCAAACACTACAAAAATGCATCTTTTATTATAATATATATTTATTATTTATATTTCAATTTTTATTAAATATTTATAAGTTAATTTTATTAAATCGATCTAATAAATTACTAAAATCTAAATTACAAGTTAAAGAATATGTTTTAGTTTTTATTGTTTCTTTATTTGGATAATTGGCATTATATGTTTTTAATAAATCAATTATGCTATCTTTATTATCATTATAAATTTTTTTCATATCTTCATAAAATATTTCAAATTCTTCTCTATATTTTTTGTTAATTAATTGTTCATATAGACAAAATTTTAAATTATTATGTAAAATTATTAAATTATAATTATCATTATCATTATGTAATTTAGTAAATCCAGGTTCATTTTCTATAGGATATTTATTTAATACTGTTACTAATGTTAGTAATATACTTCTTGCATTTTGACAAGAAGTCCAAGTTTCTCCATGCCAAGTATTTAATACTGATAGACATACTTTACCTTTGGTATATAAATTAGGATTAAATCTTGTTGTACCATCATTACTTTCAAATATTACTTTTGGAGGTGAAAAAGGATAATCTTCAGAAAAAATAAATGTAAAAAAATAATATCCAAAACTATAGGGAGTATCTTTTGAACCTACAATCATAGCATATCCTTTTAATAATTCATTTTCACTATGATTATAATAAATTCCATTATCTGCTAATTCTTTATAAGATTTTTTAATATCTTTTATATCATTAACTATTCTTTTTGCTGTATTTTGAGAGATTATTTTTTTTGTATCAGACATCTATAATTATTAATCTAAAATCTTTATATTTTTTATTATTTAAATGTATCTAGTTATTGGTTAAACTATAATTTTAATTTATTTAAGTTAAATTATATAAAAAAATTGAGATAAAAATTTCTCAAAAGAATATATTAGATGACTCAAAAAAATATCTTCTATCAGGAGAATTTATTACAATTTTCAATTAATAAAGGTGATCCATATACTCATACAAGAATTGCAAATAAAGAATTGGGAATTACTGGTGGAAGTTTTAATATAAATAATAATGAAAAAAATAATTTTTATGAATTGTATAAAGATCATATATTTAATAAAGGAAAAATGGAATATATTACTGAAAAACAATTAGTTGAAAATGGACCTATATTAATTGATATAGATTTAAGATATAATACTGATATTACTGAGAGACAGCATACTAATGATCATATTATTGATTTAATAATGTTATATTCAAATAAAATATCAAAGATATTTAATATTCCAAATGATACAAAGATTAATGTATTTGTTATGGAAAAAAATAATGTAAATATTCTTGAAGATAAAACTAAAGATGGTATACATATTATATTTGGAATTTCTTGTCATAAAGCTATTCAAGTTTTATTAAGAGAAAAAATTATAAGAGAATTAGGTGAAATGTGGGAAGATCTGTGTTTAACTAATAATTTTGAAGATATTATTGATCTTGGTGTAGTTAAAGGTTTTGTAAATTGGCAATTATATGGTTCTAGAAAACCAGGTAATAAGCAATACATATTATCTCATATTTATGAAATTTGTTATATTCGTGATGAAAATGATTGGACTATTGAAGAAGAAGATTTAAATAATTTTAGTATTATTAATGAATTTGAAAAATTAACAGCTAGATATGAAAAATGGCCAAAATTTAAATTTAATCAAGATATGGATACTGAATGCAATAAATTAATTGAAGATTTCTTTAATAAAAAAAGTATTAAGATAACACCTAATCGTAATATTAATCGTTCTAAGATTTATAAAGATTTAGATTATCTATCTATTAAAAATAATGAAATTCTTGAACAGGCAATTAATGATTTATTTGAAAATATTAATACTACAGCTGATTATGAAATTAAAGAAACACATCAATTTACAATGATATTACCAAAAAAATATTATCAACCTGGATCTTATAATAATTGGATAAGAGTTGGATGGGCTCTGAAAAATACTGATGAAAGATTATTCTTAACATGGATTAAATTTAGTTCTCAATCTAGTGAATTTAATTTTAGTCAAATTAATGAACTACACAGTATGTGGGAACAATTTGATTATAATAATCCAGATGGTTTAACTAGTCGATCTATTATGTTTTGGGCAAAACAAGATTCTTTAGAAGAATATAAAAAAATTAGGCAAGAAACCGTTAGTTATTTTATTGATGAAACTATTAAAACTACTACAGAATGGGATTTAGCTAATGTGTTATTTCAAATGTATAAAGATCAGTTTATTTGTGTTAGTATAAAAAATAATATTTGGTATGAATTTGATAATCAAAGATGGAAAGAAATTGATCAAGGAAATACATTAAGACTTTTAATTTCTAAACGTATGCATGATATTTATGTTAAAAAAACATTTGAAGCATATAATGCTATGCAAAGATTAGATCAAGGTGATGCAGAATATGAACAATATAAAAAAAGAACTAATAAATTATCTGAATTATGTGTTGTATTAAAAAAGACTAATTGGAAAAATAATATTATGAGAGAAGCTAGAGAATTATTTTATGATAAAGATTTTATAAATAAATTAGATAATAATCCATATCTATTATGTTTTCAAAATTATGTTATTGATTTCAAAGAAAAAATTTATAGAAAAGGACAACCTGATGATTACATCTCAAAATCTACTAATATTGAATATATTCTTAGCTTAACTAAAGAACAAGAAAAACTTAAATTAGAAATTAATAAATTTATGGAAGAAATATTTCCTGATACTGATTTAAGAAATTATATGTGGCAACATCTTGCTTCTTGTTTAATTGGAACTAATGATAATCAAACATTTAATATTTATACTGGTTCTGGTTGTAATGGAAAATCTAAATTAGTTGAACTTATGAGTAAAGGATTAGGTGAATATAAAGCTACTATTCCTATTACTCTTATTACTCAAGGTAGAAATAGTATTGGTAGTACTAGTTCAGAAGTTGTACAATTAATGGGTGTTAGATATGCTGTAATGCAAGAACCATCTAAAGGTGATAAAATTAATGAAGGAATAATGAAAGAAATTACCGGAGGTGATCCTATTCAAGGAAGAGCTCTATTCAAAGAAGCTGTTACATTTATTCCTCAATTTAAACTTGTTGTTTGTACTAATACATTGTTTGAAATCAAAAGCAATGATGATGGTACATGGAGAAGAATTAGAGTTTGTGAATTTATGTCAAAATTTATGGAAAATCCTTATAAAGATCTTGATAAATTTCCTAAGGAAAATTTTCCTTATCAATTTACTATTGATAAACGTATTGATGAAAAATTTAATGAATGGGCTCCTGTATTTATGCATATTTTAGTTAATCTTGCCTTTTCAACACAAGGAAATGTAAAAGATTGTAAAATTGTAATGGCTAGAAGCGATCTTTATCGTGAAGGACAAGATTATCTTGCAGAATTTGCAAAAGAATGTATTGTTAAAGAATCTGGTGCTAAAATTAAAAAGACTGAAGTTATTGAAGAATTCAGATCTTGGTATACTTCTAGTTATGGAAGAAACTCTATTCCTAATTCTAAAGAAATTACTGACTATATGGATAAAAGATATGGTAAATGTAATAAAGGTAAATGGTATAATGTTAAAATTAATTATGAAGAAGATGACGATAAAGATGATATGGATTTATATTAATAAATTAAATTTATTAAAAATAATTGTTTTTATTATATATATGAAAAAACAATTATTCTTATCTCATAATTGGGGAAAAAATATCCTCGGTGAAGATAATCATGAGAAAGTAAAAACTATTAATAATATGTTAACCAATCTTTTTGGTTGGTCTACTTGGTTTGATGAAATTGATATGGGTTGGAATTTGGATGGTTCAATGTATAAAGGTATATGTGAATGCGATGTCGCTTTAGTTTTTTAACTCAAAGATATATTACTAAAATTGAAAATAATTGTCTTGATTTTACTAATCGAGATAATTGTGCAAAAGAATGGAATCTTATTAACATGAAACAAAAACCTATTATTCCAATAGCTCTTGAAAATAATCTTACTAAAACTAATAATTTTGATTCACCCTTATTAGCTATGTATATTAATACCCACTTTATTATTAATCTCTCTGAAGTATCATTTCAATCTGTTAAAAATTTAAATCTATGGATTATTAAAAATTTTAATATCAATCCATACCTATCTCCTAATCTCAGTCCCAATAAAAATCAATTTAATCTATTAAAAAATATTGATATTATTAGTCTCAATCAAACTGCTAATAAACTTTCTTTACCTGCTCCTAAACCTGTTAGGTCTGCTCCTCTCTTAGATTTATCTAAAAATAAAATAAACCAAAATAATTTACCTATTTTAAGACAAGCTACTAGATCTAGCACCTCTTCATTTTCAAGTGATAGTGAAAAAAATACTCTAGAATTAGAAGAAATTGATAGTGATGATGAAAAAGTTATTTCTGGCAAATTAATAAATATTAATCAAGATAATAAAACTCCTAGACAAAGTGTTTTTTTTGTTCTAAACTAATTACTGATAAATTACCTAAAATTTCAAGAACTAATTATTTTTCAACTAGAAAATCTTTTTAATCTGTTAGAGTTTTTACATTTCTTGGATAATTTCCTAACATTTGTCTAAAAGATATATACAAATTTTGAAATATTATAGTAGAATATTTCATTATAATTGGAAATAATATATATAAAATTAATAATAAAACAGGGATTATTTTTTTGTAATGTCCATCAGGAAAAAAATTTGAAACTATTATATAAAATAAAAAAAATTCATAATACATAAAAATTATAAATGTTTGCCATTCTCTATTTGTATTTTTAACCTCTATATTATATTCATTACTTCTGCTATTAACTGTTATCTCTGTTGATAATCTATTTATTTCTTTTTCTAGATCTGAAACTTCTGACATTCTTGTTGCTAATAATTCTCTCAATCTTAAAATTGCCATTTGTTGTTCATTATTTAATTTTATTGCTTCTCCTATCTGTTCTTGTGATCTTAAATTATCAAATAGTATCTCTTCTAATTTTATATTAACTAAATCATTTTGTAATTTAGCAAAATTTACACAAACTTTATTATCTTTATAATTTGGACAATTTTTTGCTATTGTTTTATAAAAATTTTCATTTGCTGTCATTAATCTTCTTGATGCTATATCTATTGTATTTTCATTCTCTATGGATTTTGCATATTGTGCATGTGCTCCTGTTGGCGGATTACCTAATTTTGAGATAGAATTTACTAAATCATTATCTAATCCTGAACTATTTTGCATTTTAGCTGTTGAAGCTTTCATTATTTCAACAAATTCAGGACTATTTGAAATTTCTGACATCTTACCAGCAGTACCATCAGAAATAAAAGGCATCTTATTTAATTGAAATTTTGACTGAGCTTCTTGATACGCTCTATGTACTGTATCTTCAACCTGATTTATACCATCATTTGATATAGGAGCTTGAATTTCTCCTGGACCTAATGGTGCATTCAATCCTGCTGATGTGCCAGCCGGTACTGTTTTTGTTGTTACTAATCCAGCACCAGGCATAACTTCATCTGTAGTTGGTTCTGTTATCAATCCTGATAATGTTCCCTGTGTTAATTTTTTTACATCTGATTCTCTACTAGGAGCGGGTTGATCAGCGTCTCCTCTAGATACTGAAGATGATGGTTTTGGACTCATTATTATATTTTAATAATATTATAAATATAATAATATGGATTAATTACTGATAATTTTGCACCCACTTTCCTCCTGTATGTAAAGGAAATCCTTGTTTATCTTTTCCTTTTGTTTTACTTGCTTGTTCCCAATGTGCACCTTTTTGTGATCCAGTAGGATAAGCTGGCGCATTTTTACCTGGTACACACATTCCTAACTTTTTATCAAATACAGTATAAGGTTCATCACAACAATCTCTACCCACACAAGCTACTCCTAATTCTCTCTCTAATGCTTTTAGGGCAGCTTCACTATCATATGATATTGCATCCCAAGGATCTAGATCTCCTGCTTTTTCTGCCTGTTCTTCTGCTTTAATATCAACATCTATATTGTACTCCCTAAAATTCATTGGATCTCTATTATTTATATCTAATAACATCATAATAACACATACAACTCCAATGAATAATATTAATCCACCTAAACCATAAGCTAAACTATTTCCTATAATTCCTTTATTTGCTAAAATTGCAATTAAAAGGATTGGAATCGCAAAATATATAATTAATTTCATCAAATCTGTCTGTGCTCTATATTTCTCTGTATAATAGGTATTTATATCTACCATTCTTAATTGATCTATATTATTTTGTTTTAAATCTTCATAAGCTGTTTCTGCATTTCGTACCTCATCCTCTAAAATATCTGTTATAACCATTTGATTAACTAAATTATTACTGGCAGCTCTTAAATTATTTCCTAATGCTCCACCAGCTGTCGATGAAGCCGCTATTGCCGATGCTATTGTTTCTTGATTATTCATTAATCCAGCATTAAAATCTGCTATTTGTTCTGTTGTTAAATTATTTGCATTACTTGCTAATGTTTGCGCTAATACATTCTGCATTGAGTTTAATTCTCCTAAAGTTGTACCTAAATCTTGTAAGGCTTCGGCCTGTTGATTAGATGTAAATTGAGTATCTGTTAAAGTTGTAGGGGCAACCATATATATATTAAAAAATATTAAAATATATTTTAATATATTGATCAATAATCTTACTTTTTCTTTAAATTTCTACCAAAATGTATTGCTGCTATTATTATACCTATAGCTATAATTGTCCATATGATAAAATTGTAATTGCTATTCATTAGATTAAATTCTGAATCTTTAACAGAAGCTTTTAGAGTATCTGGAACACTATTATTTTGTGTTTTTAATTTTTCATGAAGTGCCTCAAATATATTATAATCTTCTTCTACACGTTCTTGATTATTTAATAATTTTTTATATATTTCTCTTTCTTTACTTTCTAAACTTGATACTAAACTATCAAATCTATCAGCTATTTGAACTATTTCATCTTGCAATTGTTTTAATTTTTGCTCATCATTATTTATTATTTTTCCAACATTACATAAACTTATATCATCTACTTCACTTATATTATAATATGTATTTATATCAAATTTTCCTGACTTTAATGTTGAAAATTTTGGATTTGCAGTTGCTGAGGGTAAAGTCGCTGTCACTAAAGGATCTTTTATAGGATTTGGACATGTTTCTGCATTTTGAATATTTGGAATTCTTAATTGAAAAAAATTTGAATTTCCTCTACCATTATATGATAATAATCCTTGTTGAGCTTCTAATAAATCTTTTGTTATATCTTCTTTATTTAAAAAATTATAACACTCATTATCATTTGTAAAATCATATGCTTGGCATGTTTCTAAATTATTATAACATGCTTTTGCACAATCTGATTTTGTTCCAATCTCTTTTAAAAATTTTATACTTTGTTGTACTGCTTCAAATGAAGGATTAAACATACCACTTGGCAATAAATCTGGTTTTAATGAACCTGGAGTTTCTACAAATCTTGCTGGTCCTTTTCCACTATGACTTGTTTTATCTTTTGGGTATAATCTTAAATTATATGGTGTATTATTACTATTTTTTGTCTCTGTAAAGTCTATAAATCCTAATCTTCCCAATAAATCATTTTCTATTGGATCTATTGTATATAAAATATTATATTCACCTATCGATTTCGTAAAATCTGGAAATGGATTATCTAATGTCATCAAAAATCTAAAAACCTTATTTATTCTTGGATCTGTTGATCCTATATTCCCCTGACTAAAACTTGCTATATCAGTATTTACTATACATTTTAACCCAGTTGTATTATAATCAAATAAACTTTGATATTTACTAGGTTGTGCATTTATTCTTGTAAAAGAATTACTTATATTCATAAATACTTTATTTAAATCATCTCCACGATTTAATTTTGTATTTAAATCTAGTCTAAAATAATAATCTTCTGAATATAAATATCTTCTAGAACCTCCATTTAATCCCCAAATAAAATCTATTGTCTCTCCTTTTTGAATTCCTTCAGTTGAATTTGTAAGATTTGTTATACCATCTCTCCCTGTATTTGGATCTCCTGTATTTTCTGGAGTATATGGTAATAAAATACTTTTATCTAATGTAGTATTTGGACTCCATATGATCACTGATCTTGTTTCTTGAGATCCTGGAATTCTATATACATATTTTATTGATCCTGCTTTATCACTTGATCCAAATGGTACTATAAAAAAATGACATCCTAAATTTGATGGTGCATTATTATTTTGATACATTGCATTTCTCCAAGGACCACCTATAGCTGGATTTCCACTACACTCATTATCAGCTACTTTACATAATCCATGAGGCTTTTCTGGTTTTGGAATATTTATTGCATTCCCTGCACCTCTACCCAATAATGCTTCCATCAAAAACTTTTCACCTAATTTTACTGCATCTTTTTCCACCTGTTTAACGGCATCGTCACATTCTGGTAATGCATTCATTGATTTATTTGAAAACCAACATTGACCATTACTATAATTTTGATTTCCTACTCCACCAGGACCACCATCTTGTACTCCTATTAAATTAAAACCTTTCTCATGACCCGCTTTTATACATCCTTCAACTGTATTTATTCCTCCATATTCTGGTAAAACACGATTTGGTTCTGGAAAATCTTTATAACAACCTAAATATTTCATTGGTTGTAATCCTCCCTTTGTAAAAATTGTTGAAATATTACCATTTGTTGGTGGACCTATTATATCACCATTACTTCCTGTTAAAACACCTAAATATACTATCTCTGTTTGTACTGAATCTGCCATTTTACCTTCAGCCGCATCTATATTAGCTATATTTTGCCAAACTGCTGAGTCAGCTTCATCTGCTAAAAATAAAAATGGATTTCTAAATATATCTGCAGCTATTACTGCTTCTTCTTGAAAAAATTTAGAAAGACCCTCTGCAACTTGTTCTTGTGCCTTAAATGCTTCTCCCGTTAAATTTGCTTTTTGATTACCATAAAATTCTGTACTCTCAAAAAATCCTGTCTTTCCTTCCGATGTACCTGCTGATTGACATAATCCATAATGAACATTCGGTATGTAATTTTTACAAGTTGGAAAATCTTGTGGACACGCTCTTACATGTCCGGGATAATCTCCTGCTCCTCCTTCACTTGTAGGAACATTACTTCCATAATCAGCACTACAAAATGTTGCGCTCATTCTAGGTGTATTTGATCCTGGTCCAAAATGATTATTAATCAAAACATCTAGAAAACTTGATGAATTTCCTAATGGTACTTCTGCTACTTCTATTCCTACATAAATATAACCATTATATCCAATAGATATAAAATTTGCACTCATTAAAAAATCAGGCAAATGATTAATATATGAGAGATTAAAATCTACTATTTTTTTATTTGAAACATCTGGATATTTTCCTGTTATTGAATATCTAAACATCTTATTTGCATTTGGCATTTTTGTTGTAAAACTATTATTTGCTGCCGCTTTTAATTGATTTATTAATGTTGGTCCCGTTTGACCCGCTGGACGTAAAGGTATAGTCACTAATGGAACATCTTTAGTATAAGTTCTCCATTGTCCTAAAAAATATAAACCTGTCATAAAACCTCTTGTATCTTGTTTTTTACTTAATGGACCTGCTCCATCCCATTTTTCTGTATTTTCTACTGTAATTGGTGCTAATTTTTCTTCATATAATTGTCTTGTTGTTATTCCAATTGGTCTCATAATATCAAAAACATTTGTTAATGGTGCACCATTAAAATATAAATTTTTTCCTGAAACATTTTTATCTTCATTTAATTCTACTGTTGTGTTAATTGCTTCCTTTCTTATTTTATCTTGTAATTGTGTCACTGTTGCTTGTTTACTTTTTAATGTAGCAATTAAACTATCTAATTCTTTTTTTATATTTTCATTTGCATTATCTACTCCTGGTGTGGCAAATGGATTTGTATCAATATCACTTAATATATTATCATCTTTAGTCATTGTATCAAAATTTTCTTTTATATTATTCATTTACTAATATTAGTAAATATTTTATATTATAATTTTTAAATTTTAAAAATTATAATTTAATTTGAAAAACTACTAGAAAGTTTTGTAGATATATCTGTTAAATTTTGTTGAGATAAATATCCTCTACTTATTAATATTACTATTACAACTATTATTATATATATTATCAGTACCCACGTTGGAATTATTTTTGGAGCTACAAAATGTAATACTATAAATATTAATGAAATTAAACCTAGTGTAGACCAAAATATGAATTGTAAACTACGAACATTTAAATCTCTCGAAGTTTCTTCAACATTTCCTTCTAATCTATCATGTTCAGCTTGTGCTGTTTTTAATTTTGTCATTTCACTTTTTACTAAATTTACTTGATTTAATAATTCTTTATTTCTATGACTAATTAACTTATTATCTATTTTATTCTCTGTCTCTATTATTTTTTTATATTGCCCAATCAAACTTTGTATAGATGCCTCTATGTTATCTATCGGTATATTTATCATTTCTCTAATTGTTTTTATTCCTGTTTGAGAACCCAAATTATATAATGGATATCTTAAAAGAATACCATCTAAACAAACTAAAATATCACCCGTTAATTCTGAAAATTTTAAATCTATATATCTATCTGATGCTGTGCGAGCTGGTGAAGCTGCATCCATTTTTGCTATTTCCATCATCGACTGAGATACAACATTATAAAGTTTATCTTGTGAATTTGTAAAATCTTGTTCTTGTTTCATTTGTATAAAACTTAATCCAGTAAAATCTTGATCAACTAATTTTGTTAATTCTAATGAAGGATTTCTCATTGTCCCACAATCAACCACTATTCCTCCAGCACCCATAGGCAACCCACGCTGTATTGCATAATTACAATTTCCTATATTTTTATTTATATTAACTTCTCCAGCATAAGGATCATTATGTGATGGATTTATTTCTTTATAATACGAAGTAAATCCTTGATAACCAGAAACACCTCGTGACATATCACTTTTTTTATAACATTGATTTCCTGCTGCTCCAGGCGCTAAATTATAATGATTTCCATAAACAATTCCTTTACAACCAGCATCTGCAGCACATGCTGCTTTACAAGCATCTAATGATGATCCCAATGGAGGATTTCCAGGCATATCATTTCCTGGATAATTATCTCTAGGAGCTTCTATCCAATTAAATTCCGAACCACTTGTTGTTCCTCTTAATCCCCATTCACTAACTATTTGATCTCCACATTTTCCAACTACACCTAATGGCCATCCATTCCATTCACACTTTCCTTGAGGAATCTCTCCCATTCCAAACATAATCTTACCAGAATATAGATTAACATTTCCTGTTGTATCTCCAACTTTACTTGCTACAAAAACTAATTCTATTTCATTTCCATTAATTATATTAGGATTACTTCTAGGAACAACAGCTACATTATTTAAAAATAAATTTGGAATAGATGGACTTACTTTTTGATAATTATAATTATCAGTATCCCCCATTAATCTTGACCCATCTGGATTATTTTTTATATATAATTGATCTGTGCTTTTTTGAAATTCTAAATTTTTATCTAAATCAAAAATATATAAATTATTTCCATTTATCAAATTATCTAATGCATATAATTTCCTATTTATACCATCTATTGCACAAGCTCGAAATTTTATATTTGGAAGAATAGTTAATGTTGGTTCACTTGAAGCCGATGAAGTTATACTTTTTCCTCCTGTTTGTGTTAAACCACCAGAGACATTACAAAAAAAATGTCTACTTGAAAATACTGTAAAATCAAATGCATTTATTGTTTGTCCTCCAAATGTAATAGGTTGCCATAATATATCACTATTTACACCCGATGCACTTTCTACATAAGTCTTACTATTACCATCTATTCCTGATAATTTATTTATTAAACCCATATTAAATGAATTTAAACAAAGTATCTGAGAAACCTGAGATTTAGGATCTCTTCTTCTTATACTTGTTTTTTCATCTCCTGTATAAAAATTTTTCGAAAAAGTTATTACATCACCATTTGGATCTGTTGCAAAAATTGTACCTTTATCTTTCATATTATCAACTGTAAATGACACTATAGAACTTCCTAAATTTAGAGCCTCTAAATTTCCTAATCCTTTCACTGTTCTATTTGTATTTGGCTTTAAGCTACTAAAATGTTGAAGAGAACTTTCTAAATTATTATATAATTTATTAACATTTACTAAGGAATCCATAAACTTAGCTTGTCCTGTATCTATTTTATCTCTTCCAAATTTTTCTTTCGCTTCTATACTTTTATTATCATTATTATATAAACTATCTTTTTGATCAGACATTACTATTATAATAATAGATTAAATAATAAAACATTTAATAATATTTTTTATTTTTTTATATCAACTATTAATATATTATGAGTAATCCTTCTCAAAGTGTAGCTTCCTCAACACTATATAAATGCAATAATTATACATGTCAGATTGATAATACTGGATCACCCGGATCATTTAGCTCGTTAGAAGATTGTAATGCATCTTGTGCTCCTTCGTTTGTATGTGATCGTCCACAAAAAGGTATGCCATCTTGTAATCAAGCACAAAATCTAGGAAACCAATTAAAAAGTGCTCAAAATCAACTTAGAGCTGCTCAAAATTCTTTAAATGAAGCAACTCAAATTCAACAACAAAGTCAACAAAGTGGTTTATTAACAGCTGCTCAATTAGCTAAAAATAATATGACTGAATATTCTGGTCAGGTTCAATTCTTTAGTGATGCGGTTAGATCATTAGATAGTCAAATTAAAAGTGGTGCTGCTAATCAATACTTTAATACTTTATCTAGTTGTCAAAGTAGCTGTAAACCCAGATTTTCTTGTGATGAAGATACTCTTCATGTAATTCCAACTGCTGATGGTTCATATAATAGTATTAAAGAAGCAGAAAATAATTGCAAACCTAGATACACATGTGATGATGATAATTGGATTATTAGAATGGATCCTAGAGGAGAATTTAGAACACCTACAGAAGCATCCTTACACTGTAAACCTCCTATTTTAGTTCCAAATCAAACTGTAACACAGGATGAAGTAGATCAAGAAGTAATGATTCAAAATAATATTGAAGGTCAATTAAAATCTGATACTTTACGTTTAGAATCTACTTATATGCATATGTTTGTCTGGGGTGCTGTAATGATTTTAGTAGTATATATGGTATTTTATTATAGTTCAAATAATACTGATAGTGCATTGCAATCCTTAATTGCTATATTAATAGCTATTGTTTTAATATGGATAATAGCTGCGTGGCTATGGAATTATTTCTCAAGACATCCTATCAGATTCTTCTCAGGACCTGTTCTTTATTAAAATTTTATTTTAAATTTTATAATATATATTATTTTAATATATATATTATGGCTGATTCTTCAGAATCTTTTGATTATATAGGTTGTTATCATAATTTACCGAGAGTACCTGGATTTACTAATTGGAATCCCAATAATTTAATTAATAATCCACAAAGAAAAGAGATATGTGCTGATAGAGCTTTAAATGCAAATAGTCAATTTTATGGATTAGAAAATAATAATGGATGTTTAGTATTTGATCAAAATGATATGAATAATATGGAAAAAAATAATTTAAAAACTCCAGAACAGTTATGTACTAATGCTTTTCAAGTAGCTGCCTATAAAAAAAGTCCACCTGAAATAGTTGTTGAAAAAGAAGCTGCTAGAGCTCCACCTGCTCCATCTGTTTTATATAAATGTAATAACTATACTTGTCAACAAGATCCAAATGGAAATTATTCAAGTTTAGCAGAATGTAATAATGATTGCAAGCCTTCATTTGTTTGTAATAGACCAGATGATGGATTTCCATCTTGTGAAGAAACTCAAACATTAGCTAATCAACTTAAAAGTGCACAAGATCAATTTAATGATGCTAAAAGTAGAATGGAAAAAATTCCTCGCCAATATAGCAAAGTGGAATGGTGTTTTTTGGGAGGTACTGTACCTTCAAAAAGAGATTATGGATGGGCACAGCAACAAGGTCAAAAAGCTCAACCTCTAGAATATTATCAAGAAAAATGTGATAATACACCAGGATGTAAAGCGTTTCCATGGAGAGGAGACCAAGCACCTTATTGGTATTATACTAGTGATAATTTCACTACAGCTACAAATGGAGGAGGTTGGCCAGAAGCTGGATGTCAAGCAGGAGCAACAGGAGTACCATATAGTGCAAAATGTTGTCATGGTTTCTCAATTCAAAAAGCGACTGATTCAAGTGAAAGAGATGCTGCCCAAAAAAAATTATCTCTATATCAAAATACTATTGATTCTATTAATAATAAAGTGAAACAAGGTGATAGTAATAATTATTTTGATTCTTTAAAATCTTGTCAAAGTAGTTGCAAACCTAAATTTAATTGTGATATGGATACATTGACAGTTTTTCCGGCTGCTGATGGATCCTATAATAGCATAGAAGAAGCAGAAAATAATTGTAAACCAAGATTTAGTTGTGATACAGAAAATTGGATAGTTAGAATGGACCCTAGAGGAAAATATAAAGATATTAATTTGGCATCAATGAATTGTCAACCACCCTTAATTGTTCCTAAGACTAAAATTACACAAAAAGATGTTGAAAAAGAAAATAATATTAAAGCAAATGTTGAAGGTCAATTAAAATCTGATACATTAAGACTTGAATCAGATTATTTGCATATGTTAGTATGGGGAGCTTTAGCTATATTATTTATTTATATGGTATTTTATTATAGTACAAATAATACTAATAGTGTATTACAAAACTTGATTATAATAGTTGTTTTAATCGCTTTAATCTGGACAATATCAGTTGCTCTTTGGAACTATTTTAAGAATAATCCCATTAAATTTACCGAAGGACCTATAATGTATTAGTTCTTTAAGTGCTTTTTTAAAAATATTAAAAAAATACTTAAAAAATAGTGATTTTTGGATTTTAGACGATAATGCTCTCATTTTTTTTTAGATATTGATTTATAAAAAAAAATTTTTTTTCAGATTTTAAAATCCATTTTTGAAAAATGGACAAGCTTTTTTTTGTCCATTTCTTAAAAACCTTTTAAAAATTCCACTTTTTTATATATTTTTTTATAACCCTAACCTTTTACCTTTGTTTTATAAAAAAATAACCAAAAAAAGTTGTGACCATCAATTTTTTTTTTCTAAAAATGTAATTTCTGTCATCCACTTTGTCATCCATTTAGAGGACAAGAATTTACACTGACTTTTTGGATTTTGATAATTCCTTGTTATTGAAAATGCTGTAAAAACGATAAAAATAATGCTAAATTTCTCCTTACTGAAATTACGTTTTTTGTCATCCAAAAAACTGAAAAAAAACGCAAGATGATTTATCATATTAAGATTAGTCGTTTTTCTAATGATTTTGTCTAGGTAAAAAATAAAAAAACGTTTTTTTTAAAAATAGAAAAGATTTATGTAATCCATTTTGTCCTCTGTTTTTGGATGACAAAATAAATTAATTATTATAATTTTAAAATAACAGCAAAAATGGTTAGAAAATTAAAATAAATATTTTTAAAATAATATATTTTTAGATTTTTTTACGTTTTTTTACGTTTTTTTACGTTTTTTTTACGCAAATTTAAAAATTAATATAAATACTTATAGTAATAATATAATTATGGATAATAAAAAATCTCAAACAAAATTCATATGTGAAGAATGTAATTTTTTTTCTAATAATAAAACTGACTATGATAGACATATCTCCACACAAAAACATAAAAATAAATCAAAAATAACTTCTAATAAATTTATTTGTGATTGTGGTGCATGTTATAAATATAGACAGGGTTTATGGAAACATCAACAAAAATGCGGAAATTTAAAGATAAAAAATATAGAAGAGAATTTACAAGATGAAATAGATAAAAAAAATAATCAAATAAATCAACTTATGGAAATAGTCAATAATAAATGTAATAATATTACTAATAATACAATAAATCAAACCAATAATATAAACTTATTTTTAAATACACATTGTCCTGATGCCTTAAATTTAAGTGAATTTATTGAATTAATTCAAAATAATATAAGTCAATATTTACCAAGTCCAGATGTCTTATTAGAAAATAATTTGGAAGATAATATAACAGTAGTAATAAATAAAAATTATAAAATTATTGATACAGATAAAAAACCTTATTATTTAATGGATAATAAACGAAATAAATTAATAGTAAAAGATAATAATGAATGGATAAATATGACACCTGAAGATCAAAAATTACAAAAAAGTATTGAAAGTTGTGAGAGATCAATTTCTAAGGAAATTCAAAAAAATTTTCAAGAAAATCATCCAAATTTTTTAGAAAATGAATTAGAACAAGAAAAATTTATTGAAGTATTAAATCATAGCACTACTGATATTGGAAATATTGAACGTAAAAAAATTATAAAGGCTATGTGCAAAGAGGGTATTAACACTAAAGAAATTAAAGATAAATAATAATTTTAAACTTTAAAAATTATTATTTTTTATCTATTGATACTCCTGTAGATTTAACTTGGTTACTGCCTTTAGGTATTGCACATAATACTACCAATATAAATGCCACTAATATTAATGCAATATTTTCTATTACTACTGTATTAGCTCTAAAATTTATATCTGAAACATTACCTAATGCTGCATTATCAGAATTAAGAATAAATTGTAAACGCTCTTCTGCATTAATTCTTATACCATCTATATTTTGAATTTCTTCATTAAGTTTTTGAATATTTGTAAATAATTGTTGATTTTGATTTTGAATGGTATCATGTAAATGTTTATATTGTGCTTTTAAATTAGCATAGTCACTTGAATTAGTAGCATTGAATAAAGTTGCTATATCATTATTTACATAAGGTTTAAAATCATTTATGGCAGATTTATCAAACTGTTTTAAAATAACTTCAAATTTGTTATTAAGTTCAACTAGTTGATTAATAAAACTATCGGTAGATTGTTCTACTTGTTTAGCTACATTTAAATCATTAAAAAAAGTAAGCGCTTTATTATTTATAAAAACAGATACAGAATTTTTATCTTTATCTCCAAAATTTTCTGGACAACCGTCAAAAACTAAACCTTCTTTAACAGAATTATATACCTGTTGTAAATTATTTAAGTTGGGATCAGATAATAAACAGGTACCTGGTCCAGGATATTTTCCTGTTATACCAAAAGCCATAGATTTATTGTTTATAGCTTGTTGTGCACATTCTTCAATCGAATAACTTTTTCCTGTAATGTTGGTAATATTAGTTGGAAAGATATTATTACTATTATCAATAAAACATCCAAATGATTTATAATCAGATGTCATTCTAATATATTTATAGATAAATAAATTTATGTACAAATTCTATAAAATAATGAATTAATTGCTGTTTTACTATCTCTCTCAATTTTACATATTTCTCCAGGGCGAATTCCAATTACTAATGCAACTGGACTAAATCTTGAAATATCAGGTAAAGATTTTGTAATATATTTTGGATTTATATTATAGTTTTTAATAAATGTTTCAATTTCTGTACTATCTGTTAAAATACTATGTGGAGGTACCAATGTATGTTTTAAAATATTAAACTGTAGTCTTTTTAAGGCTAGAATTCTAACATAAATATTTTCATTTTCCCAAATATCAACTAAATATCTTAATATTGTTTCATTCGGTTCTTCTTTTGTGATAATGATTATATCATCTTTATTTGTTAAAATTTTTTCTAAATGAAATAAATCCTCAATATAATCTTGAATATTATTGGGTCTTAATGTCTTTCCTAAATGATATTTAATATAATTTTTTTTTTGTGTTGTTGGATTATCTAAAATCATATCTAGTTGTTTTGCTTGAATCATACTATTAACTTCATGAAGATTAAAATCCTTATAATCATTAATATTAAACCCTTGTTCTTCTAAAATTTCTAATAAAACTTTTCTAGATTTATATATCATATCTGTAAAGGTATTTTGTGGCATTTATTATATATCTATTAGGTATTATTTTAATTCAATTTTATTCATTAATTGAAATTGTTTTTTTAACTTCTTCATCGGGTTTAATATCTTCTAATTCAATAGGTTTTAAAGTTTCTGGTATTTCTTTTTCACTTAATTTTTTTAAATTTTCAGCTGAATCTTTCTCTTGTTTTAATTTTAATTTTTCTTTTAATTCTTTTTGTTCTTCTTTATCTAAATCTAATAATTCTTCTCTAGTATCATCTAATTCTTCTGTTTTTTTAGTTAAAGCTTCAATACCTTTATCTATTGTCTTATCCAAAGATTCTATAGCATCTTTTATTGGTTGTATTAAAGTAGGTTTCTCTGGTTCTAAAGGAGGTATTGTATCATCTGTAACATCGGTAATTTCACTATCTTCTTTTATATCTAAAGTAGGTTCAATAGTTGGTTTTTTAATATCAGATAATTTTCTAGTAGTTTTTTCTTCAGGAACAGCAGTTAATTCTCTTTTTGGTAAAAATGTTTTTTCTTTACCAGATACTTCAGGAGTTTTAAAATCTTTTGTAGACTTGGATAATGATAAATCTAATGTTTTTGAAAAAGCCATACTTTCAATTTGATTAATATTTTGATCTGTAATTAATCTTAAACTTACATTCATTGTTCCTAATTCTTGCATTAATAATTTAAATGAATATGGAACATTAACAACACTAAAACTTCTTCCATATCTAGTTATATCAATTACACTAATATTATCTTCTAATAAACCATTAAATTTAATAGGCCCATCAGCCAAAGGACTCATAAATAAATTTTTAGTTTCATTATAAACAGCTATAGTCCCTGTTGTATTACAAATAGCCATATAATAACTATCACCACGTGTTATCAAGGAATCATATAAAAAGCTTGCCATTCCATGAGCTATTATAACGTCACGTTCCATCTCACCAATTCTTAAACCACCTTCATTAGCACGACCTTGAACAGTTTGTCTAGTTAATACAGTTCTAGGTCCTTTTGCTCTAGCATTAATTTTATCTTTTACCATGTGTTTTAATCTCATATAATAGGTTGGTCCAATAAATATTTCAGCTTCTAATTGTTCTCCAGTTTCACCATTATATAAGATTTCATTACCTGTAGAGCTATAACCTGCTTCAGATAATAATCTTCCAAATAATTTATTTTTAGGTCCTTTATTAATGAATGCTGTTGCATCTCCAAATGCCCCATATTCTGCACAAGTTTTACCTACTAAACATTCTATTAATTGACTAATAGTCATTCTGCTTGGTAAAGCATGGGGATTAATAATAATATCAGGTTTAATACCATTAGAAGTAAAAGGCATATCTTGTTCAGGAATAATTAAACCAATAGTTCCTTTTTGTCCACATCTACTGCAAAATTTATCTCCAATTGCTGGAATTCTCTCTTCTCTAATTCTAACTTTGGCAATTCTGAAACCCTCTTCACCTTGAGTAATAAAGCTTTTATCTACAAATCCAATTTGACCTTTTTTGGGGTTAACAGAATCATCAATTGAAGTATTAGGATCAGTAAGATTAGATGTTATTTTACCGATAATTATAGTTTTATCATTAGCAGGCATATTTTCTTTAATTAATCCATATTCATCTAAATTAGAATAATCATAACCAGGTTTTAAATTAATAACATTATTTTGTTCAATGTTAGCAAACTTAGAATCAATAGTTGAATTTCCAACTTTTGAACTTTCTTCTCTACTTTCATATGAATTGAAATATGTAGTTCTGAAAATTCCTCTATCAATTGCACCTTGATTAAAAAGTATAGAATCTTCAACATTATAACTTCCATATATTCCAATAGCAACAATAGCATTTACACCATATGGATGTTGTTCTCCATTAATATATCTAAGGTATCTGCTTTTAATTAAAGGAATCTGTCCATAATTTAATATTAAACCAGATTTATCAATTCTATTTTGATAATTACTATGATAAACACTAACAGCTTGTTTACTTTGACCACAAGAAAATAAATCTCTTGGTAATTGACTATTTTCTGGATATGCAATTAAATTACCCATTACTCCGAATATAAGTGAAGGATGAATTTCTAAATGTGTATATTGTAATTTATCTATATTATCTTCATCTATACAAATTAATGAACCTTCTTCTTCAGATGTATCAAGATATTCTATTATAGCTTCGGATCTAATTAAAGAATCAATTTCTGTAACTCCGTACAAATCTTCAACATTTTGATATAAACTGCAATTAGTTATTTCATAATTTTTTTTATTAAATCCAGATATTAAATCAATCCATTGAAAATTTCTATCTAATAATTTATTTAAAATAGATTCACTTTTTTTATAACTAGGTATTTTTTCATCTATATAAAAAAGTGGTCTAGAAAGACGACCAGAATCTGTATAAATAAAAATAGTATTAGATTCTTTTTCCCAAAAAATACTAGTATAGATAGGAATTAAGGCTAATCTTCTATAATTTTTCAGCTTTTTAATCATTTCAACCGGAAATTCTATAATTCCTATCCAATCACCGTTGACAAAAACTTTGGTGTTTTGGGATATAAAATAAACAGAACTTCCAGATAAAGATTTTAAATTTAAAGAATTTTTTAAAAATTCTATTAATGGAAATTTAGAACATTGACTTGTTATATAAGTTGACATTGCTAAATGCTTATGAAGACCAATATTACCTCCATCAGGTGTATCAACTGGATCAATTAATCCCCATTGAGAACCGTGAAGTAAACGTGGTCCAACAATTTTAGTTGATGCATCAAGTGGTAAATTAATTTTTCTAAGATGTGATATATATGAATTAAATGAAAGACGATTTAAATCTTGCACAACACCAGTTTTCTTAGTATGACTTTCTGCTCCCCAATTACCTTTAAATGCTTTTTTGAAACCAGTTTCAACTATTCTATCTTTGAAAATATCTTTATAATTATTATCAATTAAAGAAGTAAAATTTCTCTCATATATACCTTTTTTATAATAGTATTCTTTATCTATTGTTTGAAATATATTTCTTTGTTGTAATGTATAATATTCTTTAAATAAACTATAAAGTAAGTCACCTGTTACTTCTACTCTTTTATATCTAAAACTATCACGATCAGTTGGTTTATTTTCTTTTGTAAATACTTTTAATAATTCTTTAACCATATGACCAACATAAAAAGCTTTATCATTGAAATTATTATCTCCTATATGAGGTAAAAAATAATTCATAAGTATTTCTAATACATGAAAAATAGTTTTACCTTTAGTAAATGTAGCTATATATTTAATAGCTGTTGATTGTGTAAAAATTCTTCCAGCATCATGAATAGATGGTATAAATAATTCAATGTAAGTTTTATATTTTTCCATATCTAATAAACAATATTCAATAATTTTTTTATCTGATTCTATTCCTAATGCTCTCATTAATATAAATAAGGGTATAGGTTTTCTTACATTAGGTATATTAACTACAATTTGATTATTAGTTAATTTATCAGTAGGTTTAACAATTCTAATTGATGATGTCCTAACAGGTTTGGAAGCATCTTCACTTACAGATCGAACTTCACAAGATGTACCATAAATCTCATTATAATTATCTCTAACATAAATCATATTATCAGCAAATTTTTCTTGAGAAATTATAACCTTTTCTTTACCATCAATTATAAAATATCCACCTAAATCATTTTTACATTCTCCCATATTAAATTGAACTTCAGGAGATAATCCATTTAAAATACATAAATCTGAATTAACCATAATAGGAAATCTTCCTAGATATATTTTTTCTAGAGTAGAACTGGTTTCAGTAGTTATTCCATCTTCTGTTATTATATAATCAACTATTACATCAAAATGGATAGTAATAGCATATGTCATATTTCTTAATCTAGCAATATTTGGATACATTAAATGTTCTCTATCATCATCATAAATAGTAGGTTTTCCATAATAAATATCTTTTCCTTCCTTACCACCCAAATAAATATTAGCTCTATAATCATAATTTTTAGTTTCTGGATTTTGTTGTTTTAAAATTTTAATAGGATTTTTTTCTTTAAAAATTCTATTTATACCATTATTAAAAAAATCATTATATGAATTTAATTGGTGTTGAATTAATACTGATTTATTATCTTTAAAATATTTATCTATAATTTCCCATGGTATTTCTGAATTCATTATATTATACACTTTGAAATATTTTTTAAGTATATAATATTATTATCATTATTAATTTATACAGTATTAATTAAATATGGTCTTGGACTCTTAAGTTCTTTCTCATGTTTTCTAGGATTTCCATTAAATACAACCAAACCTATTAATACAAATGCTAATAAAAATGGAAGAATTAATAAAAACCATGCAAGTTTTGTATGACCATTCTTACAGATTAGATTTAATACATAAGTCCAGAATAATATATACACTACTTTTAAAAATATAATTACCCATGTATTATCTACATCACATTCGAAATCTCCAATACAAAATATTTGTGTATTTCCTAAATTTTGTAATACTAAAAATAATAAAACAGCTAATGAAATATAAAAATAAATTTGTGCAGGAGTACATAATTTTTTAATTGTAGCTAAATTCATCACTATGTATTATTAAAAGAAAATATAATTTTTAAAAAATTGATTAATTTAACATTCCAGCTACATCCATGTCAGCTGTCTCATTTAAAGCACTCAAATCTGGAACAACAATTGGTGGTCTATCTTGATGAATTAATTCAGGTTGATCCGTTGGAAAAATTCCAGGCTGAGTTGGTTTTCCAGCCCAATTATTTCCTAATTTTCCTAATCCGTGTTCCATATTCCACCAAGTATTTACTAAACCTTGTGGTAAATATGGAAAATTTCCTCCACCTCTACCTCTATATCTTCTTGATTTTAATTTACGAGATTTAAGGTGTTTTTTATTTCTACGCATTAGACTTTTTCTATGTCTTTTATGTGTTTTATGATGTTTTTTCATTTTATGACTCTTTCGATGCTTTCTAAAATATTTCCTAGTTTTAGCCATATATATTATCTTAAGAAAATATATATGACTAATGTACAAGAAAAAATCCAAATAAAATTAGATACTCTTTATGAAAATTTACAAGATGTTGTAGTAAAAATACCTTCTAATACAGATCAAGTTATTGAATATTTATTTGATAATATACTTAATAATCAATATTTTAAATCTAATTATTCTATAGAAAATAGTGCTGGGCATAAAAAATTATTTAAATTATTATCATTAAATAGTCCTAATGATTTTTTTATTCTACAAGTTAATAAAAGAAGTCTTTCACTTAAATTTTTTAATACTGTAAATGATGATGATATAGGTAATAATAATATTGGATTTAGTTGGCAACCAAGCAGGAATATGTATATTGGTGGAATAAAAACAGATCAAACAAATGTAGAAAGTGATAAAATTATTTATACTTTTTCTGGAACATTTGGATTAGAAATGATGAAAAATATAATGATATCTCTAAAAATGAAATCTTTTTTTATTGATGATGCTGCTCATGTATTTTGTCCCTGGGATAATAAAATTGATATAGAAAATTTTTCTATAGCTAGAATAATAGCTGGGAAAGATGGATTTTATGAGAGATTGCCGGGACATTTTACATACCCAGAAAAAGCTGAACAAGCAAAAATATTTTTAAGAAGTCCTAAAAATACATCTCAACAAGATATAGATCTATGTAAAAGATTTGTGGAACGGAAAGAAGGAACATCAAGTGAATGCAATAATATTAATAGAATTATTAAAGAAAGTATTAAAAAATTACGAGAAAATGATTTTATATCAGATAAAGGACAAATAGTTTTATTTGAATATATAGTAATAAACCCAACAATGG